ATGGTCAGCGTGTCGTTGGTCGTCTCGTCAATGACGACGTTCGCAGAGATCTCACCGATCTTGCGGGTTGGCCGAACTGAGAAGATTGATATGGGAACGCTCAGGAAGCTCAACGAGTGGCCCCCTTCAGGTTCCTGACCATGTCAAAGTTCACGCGGCCCTGTTGCTGAGCAACGGCCCTGCCCGTGGATTGAGCATCCGCGGATCCAGTCACATTGATTTCTGTCTGCTGCGTCACGTGCTGGTTCGTCTGCTGCTGGCTCGCCGCGGAGTCGGCGCCCATGGGCTGTTGCACCCCGACCTGTCCCCATCGGTTCCATTGGTCCCCGGTGGGCTGTGGCTTATCGCCGCCGACGAACTGAAGCGCCCAGCTTCCGAGTGCCCCCACGGTGCTGAAAAGGCCCTTCAGCGTGTCCCAGAGGCCCATCACCACGTTCTTCAGTGACTCAATGACCATCTTCGCCGACTCGAAGGCCTGGTCCCACTTCCCGGTGAAGGCCTGATACACGGCGAAGCCGATGCCGATAAGGGCGCCGATGATGCCGTCCAGTACCTTCCACACGCCCTTGAGCGCGCCGCTGACGGCGTCGATTGTGGGAATGAAGGAGGTCCAATTAAAGAGTGATTTGCCGCCTTCGCGCCATACCTGAAAGTCATCCCACAGAGCAAGCAGCGTGAGCAGGCCAGCGATGAGCTGACCCAACGGGGTGGCAAGAAATGCGAGGTTCAGCATCTTCCAAGCGGCAATGACGGCCAGAAGGATCGTTGACCATCCATCAGTCTGCTTGTGGAGCTGGTAGAAGAAGTCATACACGCGCGAAAGGATCGACCAAATGCGCTGCCCTAAAATGGTGGTGATCTCAAACGCCTTGAAGACGAAGTTCACGAACTTTTCAAGCGCTGCCTGTATCTTAGGCATGTTCTTGTAGATCTGCCCGCGGAAGATGTCCATTTGCTTCGTCAGCATCGGGAAGAACTTCGCCGCGACGCTGGCCGCGATTGCCTTGAAAGCCATCTTCGTCTTTTCAAGCGCCATGTTGAACTTGATGGAGTTCTGGATCACCTTCACTATGTTCAGACCGGCGGCTGCATAAGCCTTAAGCAACTCTCGCCTGAGGACCAGGGCTTTGTTGATGGCCGGCGCAATGATGCGGTATTCGTACCCCATCTGCTCGAAGCCCTCGGATATTTTTGATATGGACCAGAATATTCCGGCGGCAAGGACCTTCACGGATGCGTACAGAGCCGTCACCCGCTTGCTCGCGGACGCGATGGACTTGTTGAACTTCGCCAGTGAAGTGTCATCCACTCCGAAGCCCAACCCGACCAGGAACTGCTTGATGATGTCGCCGTTCATTCGTTGGCCTTCCTATACCGGTGCTGGTTCTCGTACTTTACATCAATCGCCTCGTTCATGCGCGTGATATCTTCAAGGTCCAAAGTGCAGTCAAGCAGGCTCTCATACTTGCAACACCCCTCTAGGACGGGCCTCATGACCCAGTCCTCGCCCTCCGACATCTCCACCCAGGAAGTGGGCCTCTTCGTGTCTACGCTTGTAGCTACGAACCCTGCTGGAGTACGCCGAAAAAACCAGTCATGTTGTACATGAATGACCTCCCCGCCGCTTGCAGCAAAATAGGAAGCTCCAAGTCCTGAAACATCAGTTGGTCATTGACCACGAGACGCGCCCAGTTCGTTCCCTGGTTTATCTCTACCGCGGCCAATAGACTGAACAGCACGAACTCTGAGTCCTTGTCGTTCAGCTTGGAGAGCCCGGTCATGACGGGGCCTGCGATCTTCGCGGCCTGGTCAAGCTGCTCTTCCTCGGTCAAATTGTCGATTTTCTTCTTGGCAATGTCCTTCATCGCCGGGAGCATCTCACCTAGGATCGGTGCGATGCGCCTGACAATGTGGTACTGCTTCATGGCATTGATCTTGCCCACTTTGAACTGTTGTCCGCGGATCTCAAAGTTATTATCGGCCATCTAGGCCTCCCTTCTATTCCTTAGTAGTCCCGAACGGGGCTTAGTTGTTGAGCAACAAGCCCGCGCCTAGGATCGCGTCTCCCTTGATGACGTCGAACACCCACTCATTCATTCCCGCTTCCTTAGCATAGGTCAACGGAACTTGCTTCTTGAATGCGCAGCCTTGCAGCGTGATCGCATCGCCCGCGCCCGTGTCGCCGATCGTGATGACGTTTCGACCCCACAGCGAAGAGCTTGAGCTTTGGATGTTGTACATGGCCTGGAGAAGCGCGTTCACCGGCGAGGTCTTCAAGAGCCTGACCGTGACCGTGCGGGCATCGCTCGCAACAAGCGTGTGCTGTCCGGCGCCGTCGGCACCGATGGTCATGATGTTCTTGTCCTCTACCGGCTCAACCGTGATGCCCTCTTCAGCTACTTGGGCACCCGAGGCTAAGTTTGCAGCGCCGCCGGGTCCGACGATTGCTGCGTTTACGTTCAAAAATGAATAGACACCCATATTCTAGGCTCCCCTCTTGGTTTACCGGTTCACTTCGATGACAACGTCCAGCTCCTGGATCGCGCCGGCCAGTTTGATTGCTACTTGGATCGGCGGGCAGATGCGGGCTTCACGGTCGGCTTGCGACTGAAGAGCCATCGGCTGCACGTAAACATAATAACCTGTCTTCAAGAACATGCCAGTGATGAGCTGACCGAACTCGACCGTCGACGTCCAGATGCCCGGCGCCACAAGACCGTTGTTCACGGCCTCTTCACACACGCCGTTGATGACGTTGACCAACTGGTTTGAACCAGCGTCGGTCTGCGGGATCTTCGTCGGCGAAGTGTAGAGCAGGTTATAGCAGGCGTTCTGGATCGCGTTCTGGAACCAGTCAAGGCCGTGGATCTCGTCGATCCATGCCGGTCCCGACATCACGCCGTACTGAATGATGGCCGTGTCATTGTCGTACTCGACGAACACGTTACAACGCTTGGCCTTCAGCACGTTCGCCTGAGTGGTCGTCAGCGTTTCAAACGCGATGCCCGGCTCCTGCTTGTACATGAGCGTGATGGTCGAATTCTGGGCGGCAAAGTTCACGGAGAATGCGCGGCCGAACAAGGATGCGATCGCGTACGCGTTCTGCGAGTATTGGCAGAAGCTGCGCAGGTATCCTGCTTCCATTTGGCGGCTCGCCAGGTCGTCGTCAACCAGTGAGCTCGTCACGTTCGGATCGGTGATGGTCACGCCATACACGCGGCGAACATCAAGGGCCTCAATGAATGCCGACACGTCCATGCTCTGGTCGTCGGTGGGCTGCACCGATGCCTGGAACATGAGGCCGTACCATGCGTTCGACTCGTCGGCCAGGATCGCGGCCGCCTGGACCGGAGTCTCAGCGTCGTATCCGGGAACAAGCTCAATCGCGGTGGCTGCGGTCATGCGTAACAAAGTGGCAATGTCCGTTCCGGTAACTCCGGCAGTGGCATACCCAACAGAGGATGCAACCGCGCCGCCGGCCAAAGTAGCCGCGACCGTGATCTTGCCAGAAACAGATGTCGCAAGCGAGTATGCGTTGCCGCCGGTTCCGACGACTCCATAGGTGATGGTGAGGACGTTCGCCGCGGTCGAGTAGCTCGCGACCGTGAGGCTGACATTGGCAGTGGCATTCAAGAACGCCTGCAGGTTCGCCATCGTCGCTTCCTTAGAGGCTCCGATAAGGACTTGCGTGGTGGGCGTAACAACCGAAGTTTTAAACGTGATGACCACACCATTGAGGGTCAGCGTATCAGCGTCGGCGACGTTCGTACCCATCGTCACAGTACCAGAGGCCCTTGTCCCGGCTCCGGTAGTGTCCGACTCAATATAGAACTTTTGACCGTCCCAGAAGCAATCGCCGCCCGTGAGCGCATCATTGATGACGCTTGCAACGCCGTTCAGGTTGGTCACGCCGGTGAAGTCAAGGCCCGTCAGGGTCTTGGTCACGCCGTCAATCACGATTGAGAACGAGCCCGCGGAGATGACGGTCCAGTTTGCGATCTGTTGCTGTGCGGAGGTGAGGATGCCGCCGAGGTTGAGCGCGGCGCTTGCCGTGCGGACCCATCGGCCGATCATTATTGTGCGGGGTTTCGGTGTCTGACCGAAGTACGTGGCAGCCGCGTGGTACTCAGGAGCGTCAACTCCGAAGTCCTCTGCGACACCTTCAATACCGTCGTATGAGCGGAAGCGTTCAACCGGGTTGATGACGGCGGAGTCACCCGCGACCATCAAGATGCCGAAGGACCGGCGGGCGGCCGCTACCGGCGCGAGATTTACTATGACGCGGACAAGTCGAGAAACGGGTAGTGCCATCTTAGAGTCCTTTCAATGAGAGAACTAATGCTCGGTTTGCGGCTTCATCGCTGCCGGACACAATCTTAATGAAGTTGAGCCCGTAGAAGTCCTTCGGGTCAAGTGCTACCCAGGTATTCTGCGCGACGGTGTATGAGAGCGCTGTTCCGCTGGTCGTTGACTTCACCGCGACAAACGTCCCGTCAATGGCATCGCTGGCCTCGAATGTGATCGCGGTTCCGGTGAAAGTGGCCGGCAACTTGATGCCCACCAGGGTGAACCCGGAGAGGTCAATCGCGGCGGTCTTTTCTGTGGAAGCCAGGAGAGTCGCGGCAGCACTGATTGTGCGGCCCTGATACCCTGATTTGTTATAGGCCGCTGACGCGCCCATGGAGAACACTGTCAAGAGCAAAATTGCGAATATAAACTTCATGGGGTCGGCTCCTCTACTTCCCAGTTAAGGGTGATATCTTCGTCGGCAACAACAGTATGTATGCTCCCGGCTGCGGATGCAAATGAAAGCACGGGGTACACCCTTAGGACCTGCCGGACAAGCGTCAACGTCATCTCCCAGCGGTTGACCCACCGTTCGTTCAGAAGGTCAGGCCCGCGGATTGCCTGCGTGAGTCCATTGAAGCCCATGCCGGCCGCGCGCATCGCCTCTAGGTTTTGCTGGATCTGGAAGCCGTCGCGCAGGACCGATATGTTCTCAAGGGAGTTCGGCCCATAGTACGCGATCTGGATCTCAAGCTTCTCCATGCGCGTGAGCTGGTCAATATTCTGGTCGTTTAGCCAGGTGTAGGCGTTGGCGTCCGGGATCACGTTCTGAATGGCGAAGGCGATCCAGTCCGTGTTTATTGACGGCTGCTTCGGGGGGTTCTGCTGAAACTTTGGGCGAACAACGGTGCCCGCGTATCCTGAGATGCCCACGATGATAGTCTGAATGAAGTCCTCAAGCGAAAGGCCGCCGGGTTGTCCCTGGCTGGATGTCGGCGTGAGGTATCCGGCAATGTTACTCGGCACGTTCAGCTCCCATCATAGGCTCAAGTCCTCCGCCACGCAGAGGCCCTTGTTCCAACCGGCTCCGAAGTTCAAATAGGGTTCCGTGCTCTTCACCGCGTATCGGCGGGTTCCAAAAACAATGATGTCTGGGTATTGGGAGGATCCGTCCGTGAGGATCTCGGCCTTGATATAGAAGGCGCGCCAGTCACTCATGCGCA